TAAAGAGTGCATCCATTCCGCCTTGGAAGATAATATCCAATGATCCCTTTGGGATACCGACTTCACTTAGTGAATCAAGCCCAGGTATTCTGGTCATTCCCTTTGGAAGTGATAGCCACATAATATCGTTACCAGATGTCTTACCTGGCTCGATTGGGTTGCCTTCGTAATCTGTTACCAAGCCAGCACGGTTAGGTGACTGCCAGATATTGTAAGCGCGGTTAACGATTGCTGGGTTAGCAACTGCCAACTTAAGCCAAGTCTTGTAAGAGTTCTCTTGTGCAGAGAAGAATGGGCTAATGTACTTCATAGCCGCAGCAAGGTTAGATCGGCGCTCGATATTAAAAAGAATCTGCTTCATCTCACGCTGTGCTATCTTGTGAGTAGCTGCCATAATCTTGGCCTGCTCATCAACAGTCAGACGTCCCTCTTGCTTAAGACCTGATGCTAAATCTATACGGCGCTTAAGTTCACGACGATATAGGTGTGCATAAAGAGGGTGACGTGACCAAGCATCTTCAGGCATAGTACCAAGGAGCTTAAACGCTCCGTTGATTGCCTTCTTCATAAGCTTGTCTGACTTGTTAAAGAAAGCATCTTCAAGCAAGTGTCCGTGAATTACTGGCAAGTCTGATGGGTCTTTGAATGTAGTACGAAGATCTGCTGATGTAAGCTCACCGAGCTTAGCACGAAGACCTGACTCTACCGGTAGGTATGTATCAAAGAACCCGTTAATACGGACTACATAATCTTTAGCATCAGCTGAAGCAATGCTTAATCTTTTACGTAAGTCGCGGCCCTTTGGTGAGCTAACCAACCAATCGGTAACTTCGTCGATACTTCTACCAGAGTTAATCTGACGGACAACTTCAGAGTTGGCAAACTGGTTACGAAGGGTTTGCGCCCACTGCTCAAAGTAACCTTTGTCTGTTGGGCGGATAGCCTGAATACCTTTAGAAGCTACAGCTCGTGCGTAAATGTCTGAGTTAGTATCAACCATACGCTCAAATGAACTACCTGATGATGCAATCTTACGGAACATATCTCCAAGAGGACCACCAAAAGCATCGTCAAGAATATACTTAACACCATCTGAAGTAGTAACCTCGTATGAGCCTGAAGCAATACGCTTCTTTGGAGTCAGCTGAGTATTACGTGCAAGCACACCTGATAGGTGGTCATAGACTGCAAGCTTCTCCTCACGAAGTAAGCGAGCCGTAGAAAGCTCTACTGCCAATTCAGGGTCATCTGGGAACAAGGAAGCCTTAGCTTCTAACTCACCAATCTTGCTCTTAAGCCCATTAAGTTCTTTAGTTAATTTTACTGTATCGGTCTGGACCTCAGCAAGTGTACGACCTGCATCAATCTTGCGGTAGCGATCTATAAGACGTGATGCTTCTTTGTTTGTGTTATAGACTAAGTTGCTAACGCCAGTACCAAGATGACGAAGACCTGCCATAGCTCCAACAGATGCAGCTATACGTAGCTGTGAGTCAATAGCGTTACGCTGAGTATAACCAAGACGAAGCAAAGCTCCAGCCTTAAACAAGTCCTGTAGTAAATCAACTCGGTCAATAACTACATCTTTGGTACGTCCAGCCATCTTGCGGATAACAGTTCCATCACGCTTGAGTAGCTTATTGAGTAGATCAAAGTCCATAATAGGCAAGTAGTTTGCAGACTGTGATTCTAACTGAGGAACCTTGATAATAGATTCATCAGTATCTACCATATAGCCTCGGTCTTTAACAGACCTTAAGGCTGAAGTACGAGCACCTGTGTAGTTATTGTAAATATCTTCTGCAATGTCGTCTTCTTCAATACCGTTCTTACGAGCAATATCACGGAAGATTTTATTTTCAATAGTCATCGTTGCGGCATAACGCTCTTCAGGTGTAGCTGCACGAATATAAGAATTAAGTAATGAGGCTGATTGCTCAGGTGTATATCCTGCAATCTTTGATGCTTGGTTTAGAGTAGCAATAACTTCTTTGTATGAATCTGGGTCATTGAAGTCTACAAGACCAGCAGGGCGTTCTTGTTGCGCCCAAGAAACCTTTTGGTATAGACGGTGAAACGGGGTAGGCTGGTATACCTCTACCTTTGCTGAACCAACGTTCTTGTCGTAAAATTTAACAGCACGTGACTGGGTAACAAAGTTTTCAATACCTTGTCCAAGGTAACCAGTGGTACGTGTAAGAGATCCGCCACCCTCACCAAGCTGAAAGAGCTTGGCAAAGTACTGGTCAGATTGAGCAAGAGCCTTGTAGTTATCTTCTGCTTCTTTAATAACATTAGGTGAGTCGTTAAGGAATGGAATCATTCCAGACTCATCAGGTGCTGCAAATATCTTGTACTCATCTACAGCTGTAAGGTCACCACGAGCTGCCTTGAGAGCGTCAGTAAGGTCTGTACGAACAGATGCAAGCTCATCCATAGCAGCAGGATCACCTAGCGCTGAACGTAATACCAGTGATGTTTCGTCTACGTTGTCGGAGTTACCGAGCATATAGGCAAGAAGACCTGGCTGTGATGAAGACTTAACCATTGGGTGGTTAATTGCGTAGGTTGAATCGTTCTTGGTAAAGTCATCGAGTACTTTAGTAAAGCGGTTCTTCACGCCATACTGAGCCATAGTAATATCTTCAGCTGCTTTAGCTACATCGTCAGCATTCTTGATTACACCTGATGCTAAATCACTAGCCTTAAGTACCTTAGCTGCTTTACCAGCAACAAGAGTAACGTCGCCAACGAACTGAGCAACTACATCTACGCTACCTGATAGGGCTTTACCCCAAGCAGACTTCTTAAATGCAGCATCACGTTGTGCTGGATCATAGATATTAAACTTTGGGTCATAGATATTACGATATTTACCAACGACAGCTTGACCAAAAGAAATCTCTTCACGGCCTTTCCAAGCTCGACGCCATACATTTGGGTCAAAGAAAGCCTGTGGACCAGTCTTGTTGATTTCACCATCAATTAAAGCTACAGTAGTAAGAGGCTCACGGATGTAATCACGGTTAATATCGTAGATAGTTTCAAGAGTTGATTTAACACCAGGTACCTTCATAATGGCACCACCGGCAGAAGCCAAAGGCTTGACTACATCTGCTCCTGCTTTTTTACTAGCATTCTTAAATGTATTGATAAAACCGTTATATTCTTTATCGTCATTCCAAGGAGCTGTAGATACATCCCAAGCAAAGCGAACAGGCGCAACGGCTGCGTTAAGAACTTCTCCACCAAACTGAACGGCACCGCCAACTACGTTGGAAGCAACCTCGCCAATCTTGTTATACCAACTCACGCATAATCTCTTAACTGGCGGATGGCCGCACGAGTTTCAGGAGATGCGTCTGGTCGGCCTGCAATGTAAGCCAATACTGGCATATATGCAGCAATGCTTGCGCGAAACTCAGCGTCATCAGGTTGACGCATCATAAGTGCATCTGATCCGACTCCATCGCCTCTATCAATGCCAGCAGTTACTGGTTCATCTGGGCGGTTTGTTGGGTCATATAAACCTGGTAGTGGTGCAGCGTTTGGCACTTGTGGTGCCTGTGAAGTCATAGGGTTCTTCTGTGCTCTTGCAAGTGGAGCGCCACCTTTGGCTGCATCGTATGCAACGCCATCACCGTAACCGGTTGACTGATATTCCAAGTCTGTGCGCTTTGCGAACTTGCCAGGACCTGATACACCCTGCATTGGGTTTTTAGCGTCTTCAAGCGCCATCTGTATCCTCCTGAATAGTTTCTAAATCTTGTGCGAACTCATCCCATATCTTATTAACCTTAGTGGTTCGGTTGGAATGATAGATTGATAATTCGTATAGTGCTTCAAACAAGCCGGTAAATACCTGGCTTATGTTATAGATAAACTCTGTCAGTATTACTAAAGCGTCAGTGGGGCGGACCGGACGTGGTACGTCTTTATGATCGTGGTGCACGTCCGGCCTCCCAACTAAAGTTATTTACTTCTTTACTTTCTTGCCTGGCTTAGCTGCTCCAGCATAAGGCTGCTTAACATCTCCGCCTGTTACCTTGGCTCCTGCTCCTGCAGTACCGTGAATTGGCTTTGACATTGGAGCTGGTGCTTGTGTTCCTTTTTTCATATTTCACCCCCTTAGAGTTATGCCGCGCCGCCGATTGATGCGAGCAATGATGCGATGTCTGGTCGTCCTTGTGGTCCGCCAGCAGCAGGGGCTGCACCGCCAGGTTGTTCCATACTTGGCTGCGAGGCAGAGGCGGGAGCCATACCTGCTACTGGGGATTGAGGGGCCATTGCTGGCATCTCAGGTTGAGGTTCTGGCGTAAACGCCTTCTCCACAACCGATTCGATTGTGAGTCCCTTTTGGCGACCCTTGATCATCTCTGCAAAAGAGTTGAGTATCTTGGTTGGATCTTGTCCTTGTGCAACCATCTGTGGGATTGCTAGGGCAGTCTGTCCAATAGCTGCACGAAGTGCATCGCGCATCTCTTCAATATCAACCTTCTGCTCTTCCTGAGTTACGTTGATCTCGATAGGAAGCTCACGGCGTACATAATCGCGTGATACGAGCTTATCGCTACGCATCTGCAATAGTGCGACAGTTGCATTGTTTGGGTTCATACCAGACATAATGCCGTAACGGACATCTACTGTGTAGTCACCGTTGATAGCCTTAGCTGGGTTGTACTTAAGTGTGAATGGAGTTCCATCGTCAACACCACGAATCTCTTTAATGGTATTGCCGAAGACCTTCTCATCAACCTTAAAGCAAACAGCAATAAGTTCTACGAAGATACGTGCAAAGTGTGCCTGTGCTGCCTTGATCTGTGTATCAAAGCCTGCCTGAAGCGCCTGTACTCCACGACCTGTAACTACAGATGCGTCTGTATTACCAGAACGTGTTTCTGGGTAACGAGCACCCATACGAAGTTCACGCTCAAGTACCTGTGACTCACCGAATACACCGTTAGGTAGTTCTAGTGGTACACGACGAATAGCTTGTGGGTTAGCAGAACGCATAATAGAGTCTGGACCAAGGGCCAACTCTTGTACATCTTGCGGAATAGCGATAGGAGCTTGGATAGATTTCTCAGCTGCCTGAATCTGGAGTACTGCAAAGCGTGCTCGTGCAAGCTGAACACCTAATACATCGTCATATTGACCACGTGCTTGGCCATCAATAGATGGACGCATAGCAACACGGACCATACACTCACCGATTGGGTTAGGTGTCTTAGCTAAAACCAAGTTCTTACGGTCTGGCAAGTAGATAAGGTCCTGATCCTTGTCGTGATAACGGACTAAGGATAGATATGGGGAACCAGGTGTGAACTGGTTGCGTCCCATAATCTCATTTGCAAACTCTGGGTACATTGAAGCTAGGGTTTGTGCATCCATACCCACGATTTGGGTAAGAGATAAGCAACGACCAAAGCGGTCTACTTCAGGATATGCACCAAATGGGTTGATAACCTGAATGATTGGGTTGTTATCTTCGTAATCTAGCTCTACACGTGCGATTAACTGGCCATATGTGTTATACCAGTCAGCACCTGTGTACATCTGTACACCTAATTCAGACTTATCTACATAGTAATTAGCGATACGGCCACGAAGATCTGCTGACTTACGTGCTGTATCAGATACCATATTAGATGCAGAGCAGTTAAATGATGGTAGCGGAGCCATAGCTTCTGCAAGGTCACGTGCTGATACGTCAATAATATTAGCAACGAGAGGCTTGGAGTAATCCTCTGAGAACATCGCAGGGTAAACCTTTGAGATGTCGCCCTGACGTACCGAAAGGACGTCACGCATACGCTGATCACGCTGAGCGTAATGAGTCTGTAAGCGTGCAACCTTAGCGGTTACCTCTTTAACATTTAACATTGTAATCCCTTAGTAAGTAAGGCCGTCAACCTTTGTTGGCCATTCGACCTTATCTGTAGCCTTAGCTTGAGCCTTAGCTGCTGCATACTTAGCATCAACTGTAGGGTTGTACTGCGGAGTAGTTACCGCACCCTTATCAATGTAGTAATCTTCTGTTTCTTCTGGCTTATAGCTTGGTGTGATTGCCATTTACTTCTTCTTTCCCTTGTTTGCTGCCTTAAGAGCTTTTGCATCTGCTGCTTTCTTTGCCGCATCTGCTGACTTAGCTGGAGCTGAGTTAATCTTTACGGTTCCTTTTGGCTTACCTGTCATTACACGTGAACCTGTTGTCTTAGCAAGTGCTCCGCTTTTGCGTTCAGCCGCTGTATTGGTTGCTGCCTGATTTGCACTTTTTCTTTGTGCATCAGCCATTGAACCAGCTTTTGTGCCAGGCTTAATCTTGACACTGCCACCGCGTGATGATCCACCAGCTACACCACCCATACGTGCTGGGACTCCACCTGATTCTCCGCGTATCTTCATTGTTATCTCCTTAGACGAATGTTTTGTTTTGTTCTAAAAGCATCTCGTCAATGTTGACGACAATTCTTCTGCCCTGTTCTGCTCTAGACAGGAACGGGTTCTTCATATGGTGGGTAGCGTACTGGCCGTAGTTGAGCATTTCACGTGCTCGGATCTCACAGAACCATAAAGCCATAACCATATCGGTCTTACCCTTAGTGGTCGGTGTCCAAGTAATCAACTGCTCGATA